CGTTAGCCGAGCTATAAGCATATGGACTTGGTGTTGTATCATAATGTGCATCATCTCCAAATCCTGCAGGATTATCTTGTGTAGTAGTACCTCTATTATACAGCACGGTTTCATATTGAATAGACATTGTGTTTTTCATTAATCCACTTCCGGATGTTTGATCTAAAGTATCATGTCTATGACTTTCAATTAATGGATTAACAAGTGTATAACTTGTAAATTTTGATATTTCATTTTGCGGATGTAGTTGATGTATAACTATGCTATCAAAAAACGGTGCTTCTGTAAAATTATATCTATCAAGACCGTGCCTATACAAGTTTAATGGTTCAGGATCATATAGTCCAACACGATAGGAATTTGGTCTACCTGTTGATGTTCTAGTAGAATAGTTGCCATCTTGAAAATAATATCTGTAATATGCTTCCCAGAGTAGTGTAGTTAATCCTGCATTATCATCATGGAAAATTAAAGACACAGGATCATAATTAAGTTTTGTTTGCACAAGTTTTTTTCTGTTGTATTGATTCTTTGTTTCCATTTGAGTTGTATATGTTGGCAAGTCAACGGTTTGTGCAAGTAGATTTATCTCTCTTGTACTTAAAGCACTTTGTATACTCGATCCTAACGATGCAAGTGCAATTGGATTTATATTCAATACAACGTGATATAAAAATTTAACTTTAGGACTTAGTCTAAAGTTATTTTTTCTATAAAGCTCGGCAGCATGTTGAAAGTCTCCTAAAATACCTTTAGGATTTCCTCTGCCACTAAAATTATCATAAAGTTTACTTGCCATATAGTATTTATCCAAAAAAATAAGGAGCCGTAAAGACTCCTTATTTAAGACAATCTCATTTAATTATTAAAGAGCTGCTGCGCCTGTTGCACCAGTGCCGCTATCAATGGTTCTATCTTGGAACCCATTTGGTGTACCAACACCTTGATCAAGTTGCACTGCATTATCGTATTGAATTGTTAGTGCAACCGTCATTGGGTTTGATTCACCATATGACATGCTGCCGTAATCAACTTGTGTTAGGAAACATCCATATAGTTCCCAAGTTTCAAGCACTGCTGGAGTGTTTGTACCGTTACCACCATCAAGGACTTCAATTCTTTGTAAGAATTTGTAATCTTGGCCAGTAGCTGCGCTTGCTTGTTCAAAAAAGTCAAATTGTTTCTGTAGTTGTTCACCAACTAGTTTTTGCACATTACCACTTACATCATCACGTAAGTTTAATGACACGGTGTTCCATGTGTGTTTACCCGCCATATGAATTTTTGAGTTGTACACTTCAAGTACAATTGGATCAAAACTCAAAGTAGGACGAGTAGCATCAATAACTTGTTTTGTAAGTTCTTGAGTGTCACCTGAAATACCAAAGTTTTCTAATGTAACACGGAAACGATATTGTAGCTTAGGCATCAACAAGCCTTGTGAGCTTGATGTTGTATCATTAGCTAATGGTACCGTTAAATTTAATAGTGTTGAGATTGCCATCTATTGTTCTCCTTAATACACAAGTATTTATCAAATTAGGGCCAAGTTTCCTTGACCCCAATTTTTATAGACCTGCGATCTCTCCTGTGTTCTTGATACGTAGCGGAATGTAAATAAATTCAACTGCTTTGACTGGTTCAATAGCAATATCTACATAAAGCTCATTTCTATCAATTCTAGCAGGAGTGTTATTTGTTTCGTCACATACAACTAGGAAGTCATATAGTGCTCTAAGTCCTACTAATTCTACTAATAAACTTTCAACTTGTTGTTTGATTTCATCACGTGTGATTTTATCATTAGGTTCAAACAAGTATGGTTTAGCTAGTGTGTTAAGTTGACTACGTAAGTAAATTACAAGTCTAGCTACGTTAACTCTGTCTAATGCACTTGCATTTCTTGCACGAGTTTTCTGTCCAAACACAACTAAGCCTGCTCCGCTCAAGAATGTAATTGGGTTTACATTGTTTTGATACAATGTATCTCTTGTGCCTTCGTTAAGTGCTGCTGCAACAAATTCGCCTTCGCTGTTAATGTAACCTGTTGAAGTTGCGTTTGTTACGCCACCACGTCTTGTACCTGCTGGTGCAAACCATGGATAAGCAACTTGGTCATTAAGTGCAATAGTTCTTAGCACCATATGTGAAGCCGGAACAACTACATTGTTACCTGCGTTGTCACTTGTAAAACCACTTGGATAGTAAACGCCTAGATATTCATCTCTACTTACTAATCCATTATCGTTGTCTTCAACTGCTGTGTTAACGTTTGTTGCCCATTCGTTTAATGAAGTTGCATCGCTTGTTAAACGCATCGGCGAATCACCAACAACAAATGCTGTTAAGCCTCTGTCATAGTTAAGTGTGATCATTTCACCAATTAGTTCAGGATAACCTGGTGTTGCAATCAAGTTAAATGTTCTTGATTCGTCATCACGTATGTCTTGATTTTCATTTAGTAATGATTGTAATTTTTGTACAACAACTTTACGCTGTGCCTTACGTCCAAAACTACCTTTACCGTCTGATTCGTTAGCTGATTCTGTTACCCAACGATGTGGATAATATGTTGACATATCTTCGTCGCCAAAGCGTGTGTTGTCAGCTGTTAAATCAATATAGTTGCGCTCAAAACGTTTTACGTTAAAGCCACTTCTACGTAGGTTCCATAACAACATACCTTTTGGATATAGTGCTGGATCTGGAGCATCTGGATCAACAAAAGAACTTGTTAACAGATCGGCAATAGTTCCTGCTTCATGTGCTGACGATGAACCGCCGTTAATACTCCAACGTGCATCTGCAAATAGTACACCGTTTTCAGTTGTTTGATCTGTAGCGTCTAGTAAAATCCAAGATGCTAAGTTACCATTGTAACGATAAATTGTTGGATAATTATCTAAATCTGCTGTGCTAATCCAAATATCGCCTGTTTTAAGTGCTGTACCGTCTGATTGCTCATCTGGCTCAGTTGCACTTACAATTGGACCTTTTGGATCTGGTTGATCAGCTGCTACACCACCTGCATAGTATGGAGAATCGCTATGTAATAGCCCAACCCACTTATTGCCATCGTGTACAAGCATATCTACTTCATCAACAACACTACTATACCATAATGCTCCTTGTGCTGCAAGAGCAGTTGGTGCATCATTGCTTGCTGTGTATGTTAATTCAGTCCACAAACTTGCTTCATATTGGTTAGAACTTCCACCTGGCCAAGCATATAAGTTTGCTGTTCCAGCTTTAGTTGAGTAGTTGTATTTTGTAAAACCAATTAATGGTAGTAGTCCATCTGTATCAGTAATACGAATTTCTCCACCTAAGGTATGTTCAATTACAACTCTGTTTGTGCTATCAACACTTGCAACAATGTTAGCAAAACCTGCTGCGTTAATTTGTGTTGCAACTACTTCCGCATCTGTTGATGCACCTGTAGTTGTGATTGATACCGTACGTGCTGATGCATAAGCAGCTGAATTTTTAATAGTTTCTTGGATTGTTACACTATATGTTGCTACTGCAACAGAACTTACTGCTGTACCTACAATTTTTGTGCGGCCTGCTGCTGCTCTTTTGTAAATTGTAAAATTAGCAAGATTAGTTGCTGCTTCAGTTACGTTTGTTTTTACATAAAGATTTGCTGGAAGTAAGTTAGCACCACCACCTGCTTTGTCTAATTCATAAATTGCACTTGCGCCATTATCAAAAATTGGTGCATCAACTGCATCCCATGTTGCTGTATCGCCGTTCCATACTTTGGTTCTCCAACGTGCGCCTGAGTTTGGTTCTGTTGTTTTAACCCAAATACTTCCAGTTGGACGAGGATTTGAATCTGATGTTTTGTATTCTGGAACACTAGTATGTTTTGATGCTTGTAACTTAGGAGCATAATATGTGCCTGCTGAAATACCTGCATCTGCTAACGGTGTTCCTGTACCGTCAACAAGGATAATACTATCAGTTCCAGTTCCGTCATTGTATATTTCTAATACACCATCTACTACTGCTGCTGTTACACCGGTAACGCCTGCACCTGAAATATCACTAGCAAGTGTTGTGAATGTTGTACCAGATGTTGTGATAGTTGTACCATTTAGAGTAAAGTCTTCGCCTGCGCCTGGTGCAGTCGAACCTGAACTACTTACTGAAGGCCATGATGCCTTCCAGTTTGCACTTCCTACTTGCACCCAAGTACCACTTGAGTTTTTATACCATAAACGTGGTATTGTTGAAATTGCAACGATAGCATATTCACCTGGCTGACCTACACTACCATTTGGTGTGTAAGGACTTGAACCTGCAACTTTTGTTGAATCAGTAATAACAATAGGAGCCTTGTTAGTAAATGTTTGTCCTGATGTATTAGAAGTTGATAGCGCACTTCCGTTCCATTCAAATACACCCCATGATGTAGTTTGTGTATCTAACCAGTATGTACCATTTTCAGGATCTGCTGCTGTTGCAGTTGAACTTGCATTCAATGCTGATAAATCAATATCAGCTCTAACTACCCATGCTCTGTTACTTACACCTAGATATGAATATGCGGCTTGTAAGCCATATTCGTTCTGTTCTCCGCCATGTATTGGATTATTATTTGTATCTGTATAAAATAATGGATCACCAAATGTTTCTACTAAGTCACGTTGTGATGTCATTAGATATACTTTACCCGCATTTGCTGCGGTTGTTCCTGGTGCTATTCCTGTGCCTGCACCATTTAGTTTATTTTCTGCTGTTGCAACAAAAATAATAGGTGTTGTACCTGGTTCAGCCGGAGTGTAAAAACTCTCGTCAATTACGCTGACCTCTACGCCTGGTGATGTTAATGCCATTTTTTATTTCTCCTATGGATTATGTCTATCAATAATATTTATCTACTTATGGTAGAAAATAGGGGGTTTTAGCCGTTATGTGCGCATTTTATTATTGACTTTACAACTTGTATCATGTATTATAATAGAAAAGGATTTACTATGAGCATTGATTATAAATTTGACGAAAAAAAATACATTGATGAATTCCAAGCATACATTGACAAAACATATGATGGACATTATAGTACCAATAAATTTCAATCAACTGAAGTAATTATTGATAGAGGACACGGAACTGGTTTTTGCATGGGCAATGTTGACAAGTATTCTAATCGCTATGGAAAAAAAGGTACAGCAGAAGATGCTCGAAAAGATTTAATGAAAATTTTGCATTATGCATTAATTCAATTGTACATTCACGATAACGATCTTTAGCCAATTAAGAACGTATAACCTGTACCGCCTGCAACTGCTGTATCTAGTTCTTTTTCTAATTTTTCCATTTCGGCTTGTGCTTCGGCTTTTAATGTATCGCCATTCAGTGTAGTGCCACCTCCTGGTCCAGCTATGGTTGCAAATTTGCTACGTGCTTCACCTAACATATATTTGCAGTTAGCTAAAGTATAATCTTTAATCCACTGATATGCTTTGTAATCTTTGAATAGTTCAAAGTCAGGTCTATGATTATAGCAATATGCTAAAATTTCTTCATCGGCTCTAGGACGTTGTAATATAGTTAATTTTTTTGTACTAGTATTCCAATAAAATTCAAGAAAACTACCAAACATACGACCTACTAGTTCTTGTTGTTGTGCAAAGAAATCATAAGTTGCTAGACCACCGATGCCGCTACCTGCTAACAAATATGTATTTGTGTAAGCTAAGTTAAATGGTTCAAACAGACTGCCGCCATCAGCACTAGCACCTAATCTACTACCTA